ACTTTGGAGGATATATGAAAGCACTACTTAAAAACTTAGTTGGATCAGTAGCACCCACACTCGGTACAGCATTAGGCGGGCCTATGGGGGGCATGGCTGCAAACATGATTGCAGATGTATTGGGTTGTAAGAACGAACCTAAAGAAATACAGAAAGCTATAGACAATGCTACACCCGAACAAATGCTTGAGCTGAAGAAAGCTGAAGCTGAGTTTGAGGTTAAGATGAAAGAACTGGAAGTGGATGTATTTAAACTGGAAGTACAAGATACACAAAATGCCAGACAAACTTTTTCTAAAGATTGGACAGCCAGAATTATAGGTATTGCTGTTATTGGTGGATTTATGGGATATATATTCTTAGTCACCATCCAGCCACCCGAACAGAACTCAGAGGCTTTAATCAATTTGGTTCTTGGATACCTAGGTGGTCTAGCTTCAGCCATTATTAGTTTTTACTTTGGGGCATCCAATACACCAGGCAAAGACGACTAAAATGAATATTTCTGAAGAAGGTATATCTTTAATAAAAAACTACGAGGGTTGTCGTTTAGAAGCGTATCAAGATTCGGTAGGCGTTTGGACAATTGGCTACGGACATATCAAAGATGTAAAAGAAGGCGATAAGATAAATCAAGACGAGGCTGAACATTTACTTAAAGAAGAAATGCCTGAATACGAAGGTTATATAAATAATATGGTCGAAGTACCACTAGAACAATGTCAGTTTGATTCGTTAGTATGTTGGGTGTATAACTTGGGACCAACCAATCTAAAAGAGTCTACTTTGCTTCGTATATTGAACGAAGGAGATTACGGTGGTGTGCCAGAACAAATAAAAAGATGGAATAAAGCAGGTGGCGAGGTTTTAGCAGGTTTAGTCAAAAGAAGACAAGCAGAGGCAAATTTATTTGAAGGAAAAGAGTGGGAGAAAATCTAAATGCCATATTCAAAAGTACAGTTCAAGCCAGGTATATACAGAGAAGGGACAGCGTATAGTGCCGAGGGAGGTTGGTTTGATTGTAATTTAATTAGATTTAGAGAGGGTAGAGTAGAAAAGTTTGGGGGTTGGCAAAAACTAACAACAGAAACATACAAAGGAACTGCTAGAGCGTTACACAATTGGATTTCTTTAGGAGGCAACAAATATTTAGGAATTGGAACGCATCTAAAATATTACATAAAAGATGGAACGGCTTTTGCCGACGTCACTCCAATCCGTAAAACAACAACAAATGCAGCTACTTTTGCGGCCACTAATGGGTCTTCTACCGTAACGGTTACAGATGCCAGTCACGGCGCTGTAAACGGTGATTTTGTTACATTTTCAGATGCCGTCTCTTTAGGAGGTAACGTAACAGCTGCTGTATTAAATCAAGAATATCAAATAGATTTAGTGACAGGCACCAACACGTATACGATTACCGCAAAAGATACATCTGGCTCTACAGTTACAGCTAATGCAAGTGATTCAGGAAACGGTGGTTCAGCTACTGATGCAGTTTACCAAATTAATACAGGTCTTGATGTTTACGTACAATCAACAGGGTGGGGTGTTGGTACTTGGGGCGCAAGCGGTTGGGGTTCGGCAACTTCATTAGGTGGTAACAATCAACTAAGACTTTGGACACACGATAACTTTGGTGAAAACCTTATTATAAATACTAGAGGTGGCGGTATTTATCGTTGGCTTGAAAACAACGGAACTGGCACCAGGGCTGTTCAATTATCCGATGTAGCTGGAGCTAATCTTGTACCAACCGTAGGACTACAAGTGATAACATCAGAAGTTGACAGACACCTTATTGTTTTAGGCGCAGATCCAATATCAGGCAGCGCTCGGACTGGCTCCATAGATCCGATGTTGGTTGCTTTCTCTGATCAAGAAAACGAACTTGATTTTGAACCGCAAATTACCAATACCGCTGGATCGGTAAGATTGTCTTCTGGTTCTAGTATTGTAGGTGGCGTTAAGTCCAGACAAGAAGTTGTAATCTTTACAGACACTTCTGTATATTCTATGCAGTTTGTAGGCGCACCTTTAACTTTTGCCTTGAATCTTATAAATGAAGCTTCAGGACTTATTGCACCTAAAGCGGCTGTCACTTCTTCGGGCGGCGTATTCTTTATGGGATATGGTAATTTCTATTTATATAACGGTACGGTGCAGGAACTGCCTTGTAGCGTTCATAATTATGTGTTTGGCGATCTTAATACAGGTCAAGCCTATAAAATACAGGCATTTACCAACAGCGAACATAATGAAGTGGGTTGGTTTTACCCTTCTTCATCAAGCGACGAAATAGACAGATACGTAATCTACAACACTCAACAACAAGTTTGGTACTACGGTCAATTGACCAGAACCGTATGGTTAGACTCAGGTGTTGAACCGTTTCCCCAAGCCACTAACGGCGGTTACTTGTATCAACATGAAATAGGGTTTGATAACGACGGAAGTGCGATGACTAACGTGTTTGTAGAATCAGCCGATTTTGATATAGGGGATGGTGATCGGTTCACGCAAATATCTGCCTTAATACCAGATATCAAATTTTTACAAGATGATAATTCTGGTACAGTCAACGTAGTAACTAAAGTAAGAAACTTTCCAGGCGATTCTTTGACTACCGATTCTACTTCTGAAGTATCTTCAACCACTCAAAAAGTAAATTTAAGGGCAAGAGGCAGACAGGCTGTAGTACGATTTGAATCAAACGACGACGCTACCGACGATGGTAATTTATCTATTGGATGGCGTTTAGGGGACACCAGATTGGATGTTAAGACTGATGGTAGAAGATGAGCAAATTACTAGAAACTCGTCTACCTACAGAATTACAGCCTTCTGTAACTAAAGAAAACTTTAACAGATTAACCAGAATACTGGAGTTGAACCTTGGTGCGTTTGACCCGAACTCTACACCACAATTTAACGATACTGAGCTTGGTTCTTTAAAATTTAACGAAGGTGATGTAGTATGGAACACATCTATTGGAGTTTTACAGGTTTATACTGGAAACAAATGGATACAGCTTCATACGCCTAAGAATCCACAGGGGTTTGAACTGCAATCAGAACTGGGTTCTGTAACTGTCAGAAACAACGGAGCGACAAGTATAAAGGTTTGATATGCAGGCTGTAGAGAGAACAAATTCAGCGTATGAGGTAAAAAATTTACTTCTAAGCCGACCTTCTGACTGGTTTATACAAGACCAAACTTTTCAAACCATTAAAGACTCTCAACTGGATATTGTTCGTTTCCTTAAATCAAAAGGCCAAGAAAACTTAGAAAACCTACCTTTACATACGGTTATTGATGAACCTATCAAAGATGTATATACCGCACCTATATTTTCAGAAACATTTTGCGATATATTTAGAGACGAACTAGAAAATATAAAAAAACACTTCAACTTTGAGCCTAATTCAGAAGAAGATACACTTAGACAAATACCAGAAATAGTCTTACAAGACCATGTTCCTGAACTCTACCTGTCTTTGATGAATGTGGTCAGCACCATTTTTAACCCAATATTTATGGGGCTTTGGGGCAGAGTCGTAACAGATGGCGGCATACAAATAGCCAATTACAATATAAGAGACAAACAACAAGGCGCTTGGCACCACGATGCAAGCGCAGATATAAGCGTAGTTGTACCTTTAAATACAGGCGAATACGAAGGTGGTGGTACAGAATTTCAAGGCAGAGGTGTCGTTGAACCGCTTCCTACAGGTAGCGCTTTGATGTTTCCAAGCTTTACCCACATGCACCGAGGACTGCCCGTACAATCAGGAGATCGTTACTTATTGGTTTTTTGGTTGATTTCGCGTCCTTGTTGGGAAGATAAAAAAAACTATTTAGAAATGAATTTTATTTAACAATATCGCTAAAAACAGTAGAATTAAAGACAAATGGATAGAATAAACAGAACTGGGACAGGAATAGCAAGTTTGGGCAGAGACGAAGATCAGTTTCTAGCTCACGTTGCTTTGGGCGAGCGTGTCGTACCACCTGTTATATCAGCCGCAACTCAAGCACGTATTAACCAAGAAATGAGGGCAGCTGGCCTTGATCCCAACGAATATGCCGTAGGATCTGGTATGTCCATCAACCCGATAACAGGATTACCTGAATTTGGGTTTTTTAAGAAAGCGTTCAAATCAATCAAGAAGGTAGCTAAGAAAGTAGCACCAGTCGCGATGCTTGTACCAGGCGTAGGATCTGCTCTAGGAGCTTTAGCTGGTGGATTAGGAACAGGTATAACAAGTTTAGTAGGCAGCATACCAGGGGTAGGCGGCGCTTTGTCTAGTGGTTTAGGCGCAGTTGGTAAAGCTATAAGTGGTGGTATAGGAAGTTTAGGAAAAATGCTTCCTGGCGGATTTGGCGAAGGTTTTCAAAACTTTTCGCAATTTGCAGAAGGAACAGGATTAGGAGGTGGCGCTCTACGTGATTCACTTAGAACTGCCCTATCTGGCGGATTGGGTGGACTAACTCAAGGTGGTCCGCTAGGCGGACTTTTTGGGACACCTGGTATCAATCCTGTTGCTAACTACACACCGATGTCAGATACGATGGACGGACCCATAACAGGCTATATGGGGCCAGATGGAAAAGTTATATCTGTAGATCAATACAATAAAATGGTTTCTAACACATCAGGTTTGGGTCGTATAGGTGAATTTATTTTACCAGGGCAAGACAATAAAGGACTTTTTGCAAATTTAGGACTTACGGGAGAAAAAGGTCTTCTAGGAGGATTAGGAAGTATGGCTGGAGGCTTTCCTGG